TGTCGATGCCCGCTGTTCTGGACTACAACGAGGATTCGGTCCTGTGGGAGACCCTGTGGCCGAAGTCTGAGCAGCGTCTGGATGGCGCTGACATCCCTGACTCCGATGGTTACTTCGACCGTTGGACTGGGCCGCGTCTTGACGTGGTCCGGAACGAGGTTGGACCGAGCAAGTGGTCTCTGGTCTATCAGAACCTCGACATTCCCGAGGATGCGATCTTCAACCCGGTGTGCGTCAGAGGCGCCGTCAACGGTATGAGGAAGCCGGGACCACTGATCGCATCTGGGGTGGGTCATCCTGACAACCCTGAGGGGTTCTACAGGGTGATCGGCATCGACCCCGCTATGGCGGGGGACACAGCCGCGGTGGCTTACGCGGTGGATCGGCGCTCAGGACGGCGTTACGTCATGGATGTGCATGTCATGACTGCCCCGACACCGGCAGCGATCCGCTCACTGATCTACCAGTGGACTGACAGGTACAAGCCCCACGTCATCATCGTGGAATCGAACGCTTTCCAGTTGTTCCTGACGAAGGACGAGGAGATCCGGTCGTTTCTGGCGAACCGGGGCATCGCGTACCGCCCGCATCACACCGGATCGAACAAGTCTGACCCGGACTTCGGTGTCGCAAGCCTTGCGCCCCTGTTCGGGTCGCTGGTGAACCGGGACGGCAACAACAACGGCATGAAGCATGCCGGTGACAACCTGCTCGAACTCCCCGACCAGCGGTCGGAGGGTGTCAAGAAGTTGATCGAGCAGTTGATCACGTGGCAGCCGGGTGTGCGGGGCTCGAAGTTGAAGATGGACGCCGTGATGGCGCTCTGGTTCTGCGAGATCGTGGCCCGTGAGGTGCTGTTCTCGCACTCGAACATGCCGAACTTCGTTGATGACGAGTGGACGTCAGCCGCTGACGTCGAATCACGCTACGTGATTGATCTTGACCAACTGGCTTCCGAGGCCATCTACCAGTAGAAGGAGGGCGCGTGGCTGATTCGTGCTCCGTGCCCGAATGCGACAAGCCCAGCCGCACTCGCGGCATGTGCAACACGCACCACATGCGCCGATACCGGGCAGAGAACCCGGAAGTTGACCTCAAGCACCGTGCCCGTCGATACGGGCTCGATCTTGACTCGCTTCAGGGGATGATCGAGAAGGCTGGTGGCCGCTGCGAGTGCTGCGGAATCGAGTTTGATGCGTCCAGCAGGGCGACAACGTGGTGCGTTGACCACAACCACGAGACCGACGCCGTGCGTGGACTGATCTGCCAGAACTGCAACCTTGCCATCGGGTACATCTCTGACAGCCCGGACAGGGCGGTAGCCCTCGCGGCGTATCTGCTTTCGTTCGCAAACGTATTGGAAGCATCCTGATGGACTATGCAAGCAAGTTCGACGCCCTGCGTAAGCGTCACTCTCAGCGTGACGCCCGCATGCGTGAAGTCGCGCTCGTGCGTTCCGGGAACGCCGATCAGGTGTTCCCCGGCCTGTTCTCCGATGGCATCTGGTCGAAGCCGATCGTTGCGAACCTGATCGACGTCGCCGCGAAGGACATGGCCGAGCAGGTCGGTGTCCTGCCGACCCTGACCGCGTCCGGCGACTCCAGTCTGGACGAGTCGCAGCGCACCAACGCCGACAAGCGCACCAAGATCGGCTCCTACCTGCTTGCCGTGTCCCGCATGACGACGGAGAACATCGTCGCCGCTGACCGGCTGGTCACGTTCGGCTTCGTCCCGTACCGGGTTGAGCCGAACTTCAAGGAGAAGCGCGCCCACATCCACGTCGACCCGGTCATCGGGTCGTATTGGGACATGGACCGCTTCGGACGTCTCAAGGTGTACGCGCATGTCTATCAGCGGAAGGCTGGAGACCTCGCGGCAATGTTCCCCGAGTACGCCACCACCATCATCGGGAACGGTGACGGCAACTCGATCGTGGACGTGGTCCGGTGGTACGACGAGAAGTCCACCGTCATGTTCATGCCCGACCGTTCGGGCCTCATGCTGGCGTCGGTGCCAAACAAGATCGGGCGAGTTCCTGTCGCCCTTGCGCTCCGTCCTTCATTCGACGGTGAAGCGCGTGGACAGTTCGATGATGTGCTACCCGTGTATGCGGCGAAGGCGCATCTGGCGTCGTTGACGATGAAGGCAGTGAAGAAGTCCGTCGAGGCTCCGCTGGCACTTCCGTCCGACGTGAACCGCCTACCGATCGGCCCCGACGCCGTCATCCGGTCCAACAACCCCGAGAAGATCCGGCGCGTCCCACTGGACATCCCCCAGTACGCATTCGCCGAGAACACTGTCCTGTCCGACGAACTCAAGTTCGGCTCCCGCTTCCCCGAAGCACGAGCCGGATCCATGGACAACTCCGTCGTCACCGGCCAAGGCGTCAAGGCGCTCATGGCTGGCTTCGACGGGCAGATCAAGATCGCACAGATGGTGCTCGGCGAAGCACTCGCTGAAGCCGTCTCGATCGCTATGGAGATCGAAGAGAAGTACTTCGGCGACACGGAGAAGAACGTCACCGGCTCCGTCAACGGCATGCCGTTCAAGTTGAAGTACAAGCCGTCCCGCGACATCAAGGGCCAGTACGGCATCACCCCCGAATACGGCCTCATGGCCGGACTCGACCCCAACCGTGCACTCGTATGGGCGCTACAGGCCCGCGGCGACAAACTGCTGTCCCGCTCCTTCGTGCGCCGCAACCTCCCCGTCTCGCTCAACGCCAGCGAAGAGGAGCGCATGATCGACATGGAGGAGATGCGCGACAGCCTCAAGGCTGGTGTCGCCTCCCTCGCCGCCGCAATCCCGCAGATGGCCGGAACCGGACAGGACCCGATGCCGATCATCACCAAACTGGCGACCGTCATCAGCGAACGCAAGGCAGGCAAGCCCATCGAAGACGCCGTCGCCAAGGCATTCGAGCCACCCAAGCCCAAGAAGGAACCCACCGGACCCGCAGATCTCGCGGAAGACATGGCCGAGGTTGCTGCCGCTGGACCGCAGCAGCCCGGACCCGGTGATGGTCCGGTCCAGAACGAAGCCCTTCCGCAGGGTCCACCGCCTATGCAGCAACTGCTGGCGGGTCTGACGGGTAAGGGCACCCCAGTCTTGGCCGGACGGGTCGTCCGTCAAGTTCCCGCATAAGGAGAAGCAATGCCCATTGGTAAGCAGGGCGGCCACGTCAAGGCGATGGTGAAGCCCAATCACATCAGCAAGAAGCCCGGTGGTGGCAGTGGCCCCGCGGGCGGCAAGACCGTCACTGGCATGACCCCGAGCCCGAAGCCGGGGAACAAGAGCAACATCAAGACCAGCCGCTAAGGAAGCAACGTGCGCGCACCGACCGGGGGGACGTCTCGTCCCAAGCCCCGCTATTCGACTAAGGGTCCGACGACTGCGAAGCCTACGGGCTCGCGGCCTTCTGGCAACGTCTCCCCGGTCAGCGGCAAGCCGTATGTTCAGGCGCCTCGCCGCAAGACGGCGATGGACCGTATCGCTATCGAGAAGAACCAGCGGACGTGGAAGGGTGCAGCGCACCTCGCGGATTCTGCTGTGACTGCGGTGGATGCGGTTGTGCCGGTGCGTGCTGGTGCTCGTGCGATGGGCGGCAATGCTGATGCGGCTGACTGGATCGCGCTTGCGTCGATGATTCCGGTGGCGAAGCCGCTGAAGGCTGTGTCTGCTGGCATGAAGTCTGCGTCGGCTGGGGCGCGTGCTGCCGCTAAGGGCGGTCAGACGGTTGCTCAGGCTGTGGGCAGGGAGTCTGAGGCTGCTGCGCGTGCGGCTGTGGGTGCGAAGCCCGCGCCGAAGCCGCGTACGGTGCGTGTGCCGAAGACGAAGCCGGTCGAGCCGAAGACGAAGGCCGCTAAGGAGCGCTACTGGAACGAGGTTGTTCCGGCGTGGAACAAGGCGAACCCGAATGACAAGATCAAGGTTCCCACTTCTGGCCCGACTGTGGGTAAGGCTGCTACTGACACTCGCGCTCAGGTTGCCGCCTCGGAGGCGTCGCTGTCTGATGCTGAGAAGGCGGCGGTTGCTGCCGGTCGCCGTAAGGCGGCGCAGCAGTCCTCGAAGGCTCGTGGTGCGCGAACCCGCGCTGCAAAGGCTGCTGACCCGAACACCCCGAAGGCCGCTCGCACGCGCTCGAAGACGAAGGAGATGCCTGCGTCGGCGAAGCCTCCGGTGAAGGCTGTGCGGGACGCTGATGTGCGTGGCATGGCTGATCGTCGGACCAAGGCGCTGCGCGAGGATGGTCCGTCGCGCAAGGATCTGGGCGTCAAGGGCCGTGACAAGGCTGCGTCGAAGGCGACCGATGAGCGTGTGGCGAACTTCGAGCAGCGCATGGCTGCGGTGCGTCAGGCGCGCAACGACGGCTCGCTGCCGTCGTATGAGACTCAGGAACTGACGGGTGCGGGGACGGTGCCTACGGCCCGTCCGGTGCGCCCTTCGGTGAAGACTGAGAAGCAGGTTGCGCGCGAGGGCGTGGACACTGAGCGGAAGACGCGCGGTGGCATGACTCGCATTGATCAGGGTGAGCGTGCTGCGAGTGTCGAGGCTGGTGGCAAGCAGGGCCGGATGCCTGCTTCGTCTACTCCGGTGACGAAGAGCCGGGTGAATGCGCTGAAGAAGCAGCATGATCCGAAGGGTCCGAATCCGCTGACTGCGTCGGATGACGAGTTCAAGGCGCTGGTTCAGAAGTACCCGCCTGCTGATCGTGAGTATCTGGTTCAGGCTCGGAACGAGTACAAGGCGAACGATCGTACGGCTGCGAATGTTGACCGGCTGATGCAGCAGGAGGGTCGCAATCCGGGTACGGGTGCGCGTACGCCTGCTGGCTCGAAGGGTCCGGATCAGGTTCCGATGAACGCGACTGCTGACCGGAACCTGCGGGCTAAGAACCCGCGCAAGGGTCTTGGTAAGGGTTCGCAGTCGAAGGACAAGCCGGGTCCGAATGCTCGTGACCCGAAGTCGGAGGCGAAGGGTTCGCCTTCGGTGCGGAAGCCGAAGCCGAAGGGCATGGTTGCTGCTGGCCGTCAGTCTCGCGCTGACGCCCCGAACCTGCCGCGTGGCGGGAACCTGCTGCGTGGGCGCAAGGGCGCCCCGGCTGGTGATGGTTCGACTCTGTGGTGGAGCAAGAACACGACGGTTGGTCCGGGCGGTAGCCCGCGGATCCCGAAGGATGATGTCATTCCGGGTTCCCCGGCGCAGAAGCCTCCGGGTGCTGCTGACAAGCCGAAGAGCGCGCCCAAGAAGGTGACTCCGGAGCCCACGGGCATCGGGAACGTTGACCGCGCAGCGTCGGTGGCGAACAAGAACTTCCTGCGTCAGCAACTCGCCGACGCGGAGGCTGCTGGCAATGCCAAGGAAGTTGCGCGCATTCAGGGGATGATCGACTCGCTTCCCGCAACTGGGAAGAATGCCCCGAAGCCGAAGACCCCAACTCCCAAGAAGCCAACGGCAAGCAAGCCGAAGCCTGCTGCGGAGAAGCCTGCGTCGAAGCCTCGCACCAGCAAGCCGAAGGCACCGGCTGCGACCAAGCCTGCTACGAAGCCGAAGGCGGCTCCTAAGCCTGCGAAGGCAGCCGACGAGGCTGACAACGTGACGCCGATCAACAAGAACAAGGGCAAGCCTAAGAGCACCCCCAAGAAGCCGAAGGCTGGCGCTGCGAAGCCTGCGGCGGCGACGCCGCGTGGTCGGACGACTGGTCGGGCTCCGGTGAGCAACCCGGTGTTCCGGAACCCGCGTGCTGCTCGTGCCGAGATGGCCGAGGATCTGCTCAAGGGCCGTGGCATCAAGAAGTCGAAGACGACGAAGTTGGCTGCGGCCAGCATTGTCGGCGTTGGTGCTTATGCCGCGTATGGCCGTACCAAGCAGCGACCGGGTACGTCGACGGCTACCCCGAAGCCTCCCGCGAAGGCGCCTGAGAAGCCGAAGGGCGACAAGCCTGCGGGCAAGAAGGTGTTCACGGAGAAGGACGGCGACAAGTACGTCCTTGACCGTTACGGGCGGCGCATGTCGCCCGCGGAGTACAAGCGGCGTCTGGCTGAGAAGAAGGCCCGTGAGAACGCGAAGACTCCGGAGGAGCGGCTGCGCCTGTACAAGCAGCAGGTTGCTCGCCGGAAGGCGTACCGCGAGTCGCAGGGCACTCGGAAGAAGTACGGCAAGCGTGCACAGACGGTGCGCTACCAGCCGAAGGTGAAGGTTGGCGAGATGCTGCGTAAGGCAGCCAAGAACTAGGAGTCTAGATGCCGCGTGGTGGCTATCAGAAGCCCTCGCGTCCGGCTCCGGTGAGTGGTCCGGGTCCGTTGTCCAAGCGTACGGACGGCGGACCTCAGGCTAAGCGCGATCTCCCGGATGCTGCGTACGGCGAGCAGAAGGAGTTCGGCCAGATTCAGGACGGCGCCCCGATGCAGGGTGCGCCGGACATGGGCGCTCTGGTGGGGATGCAGTCTCGGCAGATGCCGGATCTGACTCCGCTGGGCGCGGAGTCTGCTCGTCCTGATGAGCCGGTGACGGCGGGTTCTCCGTCTGGTCCGGGCGCTGGCCCGGACGCTATCGGGCTGGGCCTGTCGAACAAGGCGCAGAACGAGATCGACGCTCGCCAGATCGCGCAGTATCTGCCGTCGCTGGAGCGGGCTGCGAACCAGCCCGGTGTGCCGACGTCGTTCGTTCGGTTCGTGAAGTACCTCAGGGAGTTTCAGGGATGAGTTTCGTTGATGACGTCGCGGCTGCGGTGGACGCCTTCGGTGTTCGCTCGGTCGGGATCATCTACGGAATCGGTATGACTCCGTGGCAGTCCGATGAGGAGCGCGACGGGTTCATTCGCCTGCTGAAGGGTGAGGCTGATGGCTGACGCGATCTCTCGCGCCACGTCCAGCCTGACTGCCCAGTATGAGGCGCAGCAGCGTGAGGTGGCTCAGCAGCAGCGCATGCAGCAGCAGCGCATGCTGCGTCAGCGTGCCGCCCAGCAGCAGGCTGATCAGAACCAGTCCATTTGGGGCCACATCGGTTTGGCTCTTCAGTCGGCGGGAGAGTTCGTCGCGGACAAGTGGATGGACGACTTCTCTCAGACTCCGATCATCGGTCCTGTGGCCCGTGATGCTGCTGTCGGTTACACGGCTGCGACTGAGGACATCAACCGGATTGCTTCGGCTGGCCTGCTGTCTGTGAACTCGAACTTCTCGGGTGATGCGTGGCAGGCTGCGGAGGATGTGTCGTTCGGTCAGGCTGGGATGGCTCTGGCTGACACGCTTGGCGTGTCCGGGCTGAACATCTACAACGACAACCCGAACTGGGACATCACCAGTG